GTTCCTTTCTAGAAACATGAGGAGGCGGCTTCCCGCCTCCCTTGTGGACAGAACGGATCATGGCTCTAGAGTCGGCATTGCCTGCTCAAGAGTTAAACCCAATCCACGGAATTCGCCGTCGCTTGGTCCGGGCACACAGTTTCAAATTGCCTACGAGGCTGTGTGGGCCGGACTTGTCACTTCGAAGAGTAGGTCGCCTCGCAACGGCGATACACTGGCAGTGATGCAAGGATCCTTCCTCATCCGTGGCTGGATGAGGAGAGTTTCTGATAGAGGAATTTCCTACCTCTGTCAGCTGCTTAAGGACCTGTGCCTTCACTTGCGAGCGTATGCGTTGGAAGCACGTGATCGAGGGAGTCCCCCAGGTTTTCCCAAGAGACTTTACCGTTTCTTGAAGGAGAACTTGACTCCTGAGGGCCTTCTCACCTTCTCCACAGTAGCTCGCGCTCTTCCTGAGTGCGAGTGTCCTGTGGCGAAGGGGAAGGCTCTCCTCGATCACGCCGAGGCGGCCTACCACCCTTTTAGAAAGGTTTCCAAACCCGTCCTCGACGGTATTAGGGCCTATACTAGAAAGGGCTTCGAAAAGGGAGGAACAAGTTCCTGGGGATATCCCCGCCTCTCTTCTTCTGCTGTTGCCGAGAATCCATCTTCCAAGGGTGGGTTTACCACTTACTCCTTGGATGAATGGAGTTCCAGGGGACTCGATCCCTCTACCGTGGAGCTTGGGACTGAAGAGATCAACGTTGGGCCGTCCGGTCACTACTCTACGTTCGCTGGAAGGTTTGAAACCCTTCCCACTAACAAGAGTAGCCGGTACCCATTCGTTGGTCCCCTCGAACGTCCCCTCATGGAGAGAGTCGAGTCCTTGCGTGACGCAGAAGGAGGATTTGAATACGTCGACTTGGCTCACGTGGAGGCCCTTGAGGCCACCGCGTGGCAAGCAAGCCGGTTCAAATTCCTCGAGAAGCCCACTCACAGAGTTGTAGTTGTGAGTGAGCGCGGGTATAAACTCCGAGTTGTAACTGCTCCCCCTGCTTCCCTCGTTGCTGCGGCTGAGTGCGCCCGGCGTGCTACTTTCCCCACGGTGCGGGACGATCCTCGTCTTTCCGTTCTTCGGGGTGGAGACCCTCTTGAGTCTCTGCCCGTTTGCGAAGAAGGGACAAAGATCGTCTCTGCAGACCTTACAAAGGCAACTGATGGCTTTTCTCACGAAGTCATCAGAGCCGTTGGCCTGGGTATGAGAGACGCTGGTGTTCCTGAACCAATTTGGAGGAACTTTGTGGAGTCTTTGGGGGCGGGTAACCGCCGCCATTACTTCCGCTACAAAGTCGCTTCCTTCTTTGTTGGTTGTAAGGAACAAGAACTCAATCGCAGAAGAAGTGTCTTGTGCGACTTGGGATGGGACGAGGTATCCGATACCTTGGACGTCCCAGTCCACCGAGGCTCCCCCATGGGCACTCCCTGCTCGTTCACTTTGCTTTGCATCGTGAACGGGTGGGCCTGTGCCGGTGCCACAGATGCTCGCATCTGTGGGGACGACCTGCTCGGAATCTGGACTGACTGTGAGAGAAGTCAGTA